GACATGGCACGCATCCACAACGGAGGACCCAACGGCTGGAAGAAAGACAGCACCAAACCATACTGGGAAAAAGTTAAAAAATTACTGTGAGCAAAACAAAGAAACAAGAATCTATCTGCGAAGAAGCTTTTCGCATCCAAGGCGGTAACCGCCAACAAGATTACGGCAACCCTAAGAGCAACTTGCTAGAGATAGGTGCTTCTTGGGAGTGGTATCTTAAAACAAGCTGCAACGCAGACGTGTCAATCTCTGCTAGAGATGTAGCTCATATGATGATACTTATGAAGATAGCTAGAAACGTACACAAGCCCAAGAGAGACAACTGGGTAGACATAGCAGGTTACTCGCAGTGCGGTGGAAAGATAGACGATCTATAATGCTTCAAGCACCACTATTCCCACCTGAATCAACTTGGCGACCGCCTGCAATGCTGCCTACCTTCAACAAGGTAATTGCAGTTGACCTAGAAACCTGCGACCCTGACCTTAAACTATATGGACCATCGTACAAACGTGGAACTGGCAAAGTAGTCGGCGTAGCTATCGCAGACGAACACCAAGAAGTGTATTTACCTATCGACCATTTCGGTGGCGACAATATAGATAAAAACATAGTATTAGCCTACGTAAAACAGACACTAGCAAACAGCAGTGAGGTTTTATTTGCTAATGCCGCATATGACCTCGGCTGGCTTGAGACACTAGGGCTCCACGTCTCTTGTCCAGTCCGAGACGTGCAGATCGCAGAAGCTCTAATCGACGAAGAGCAATTCTCATACAGCCTTAACAACTTGTCTAAAAAGTACTTAGACAGAACTAAGTTCGAAGACGCACTTAAAGACGCAGCACAAACCTACGGCATCGACCCAAAAGCTGAGATGTGGAAACTGCCTGCACGTTACGTAGGCGAGTACGCAGAGATTGACGCCCGTAACACCTGGGACATCTATCAGCATCAAAAGCCTGTGCTAAGAGAACAGGGGCTATGGGAAGTGTGGGAGCTTGAATGTAAGCTTACACCCGTACTTGTTCACATGACTATGAAAGGTGTGCCCGTAGACTTGAACAAAGCAGAACAACTAAACAATCAACTTATAATCAAAGAAAAAGAATTAAAGAAGCACTTCAAGCACGTTGATATATGGTCAGGTGCTCAACTTGCTAGGCACATCGAGGGACTTGGACTCGTCGTGCCCAAGACAGAAAAAGGCAACCCATCTATATCTAAAGACTTCCTAGTTAACTGCGACCATCCAGAAGTTAAGCTCATACACGAGGCACGAAGTATCAACCGACTAAGAAAAGTATTTATTGAAGACACCATCCTTAAACAAAACTACAAAGGACGCATACACGCTGACTTCAAACAAACTGCATCAGACTCTGGCGGTACTCGCTCAGGACGATTGTCCTCAGCAAACCCCAACATGCAGCAAGTACCTAAACGAAGCGACATCGGTAAAGCTATCAGAAGCTTGTACATCGCAGAACCTGACAAGCTTTGGTGCAAAGCAGACTACTCGTCACAAGAACCACGCTTACAGGTACACTACGCTCTTATTGGCGAATTTAACCGACCATTGCCAAAAGCTCAAGAAGCTTTAGAAGCATTCCAAAGAGGTGAAAAGTTATACACATTCTTTGAGAAAACTACTGGGCTACCGTACGACACATGCAAGATGTTGTGTCTTGGCATTAGTTACGGCATGGGCATGAAGAAAATGGCTAAAACGCTGGGCATATCTGAAGAGATGTGCACATCAACAATGCGTAAGTTTAATTCAGAAGCACCATTCCTTAAGATCCTTTATGATAACGTAATGAATCTTGCAAGTTCAAGAGGCTACATCAAAACAATCATGGGACGTCGTGCACGATTTGACTTCTGGGTCAAAGAGTTTGGCGACACCCCAGTTAAAACCTTAGACAAAGCAAAACAGAAACATCCCAACTCAGCACTCTTTCGAGCATTCACCAGTAAGGCATTAAACAGACTTATACAAGGATCAGCAGCAGACCAAGCTAAAAAAGCTATGGTGGATGCGTATGATGCTGGTTTCGATATGCGATTACCAGTGCATGACGAAATCAATTGTATGGTTAATTCAGAAAAAGAGAGTTTAGACTTGAAATTAATTATGGAAAATGCTATACAGCTCAAAGTACCAGTTATTGCCGATATAGATTTAGGTAAGACTTGGTGTTAACAACAATAAACAACAATATGGATGAATTATTAGAAGAAAGCGACTTTATACCCGTCGCAGAAGTAGAGGGTATTGACACTAGTAGAGTCCAAGCAGATGACTTGGCTGAACTTAAAAGATTAGGCGATACACTTGCCCAGTTAAACAGCCAAGTAATAGAAGCCGAAGAAAGACTAAGCGGAGTCAAAGATACACGTAAACAAGTAGCAGAGGTACTCATACCTAATCTTATGGAGCAAGTTGGTCTTAGACTTGTACAGCTTGAAGACGGAACTAAAATCAAAGTGGATGAGTTTGTTGATGCTCGTATCAACAACGCAAACATAGCATTTGATTGGTTACGTGAAACAAACAACGAGTCTATTATCAAGAATCAAATCTCAGTATCTCTGGGACGTGGTGATGATGCTAGAGCTCAAGAGATAATTGAACTTTTAAAAGAGAATGATGTAGAAGCTGATCTTAAGATCACCGTACACAATCAAACACTCAAAGCTTTCTGTCGCGACGCACTGGATAACCCAGAGCTGGCAGAATCCCTACCTCGTGAAGCCTTTGGTATCTACCAAGGTAAGCGGGCGAAAATAACCCAATAAATAGAAAGAAGAAATATAGAATCATGGCATTCGATATCACAACAGTAGCAGGTCAAGGCACAGAGAACCTAGATTCAGGTTCATCAGCCCTGCCCTTCATCCGCATCCTGCAAGACTTGAGCCCACAGCTCAAATCACAAAAAGAAGAATACGTAGAAGGCTCAAAGTCTGGCGATCTATTCTTTGCTAAAACGCAAAGCATCATAGATCAGCCTGCAGAGATCATCCCTTGTTACACTAAGTCCATCTATACCGAATGGGTTCCCCGTTCTAAAGGTGGCGGTTTCAAAGGCAACCACCCACTAACCATCGTAAGTAACCCCGCTTACGAAAAGGGACGTGAGCGTCAGTATGACGAATGGCTGGGCGAAAACGAACTTAAGTTTACAACTTACTGGTTCGTCATGCTCAAAGTAAACGATACCTGGGAACAAGCTGTTATCCCATTCACATCGTCACAACTGCGTGTCTCACGCAAACTAACAAGCGATATCAATCGTTTTCGTTATGACGGTATGGACGTACAGCCCCCGCTATATGCTCAAGCTTGGCAACTCAAGTCAGTGCTCGAGACTAGCAAAAATGGCGATGACTACTTCAACTTTGAGTTCATAGAGCCTCGTGTTCTAGACTTCGAAGCTGACGAAGAAACGCTAACCATTGCGTCCGATACGTATAAAAACGCATCAGATACACCACTACTGCAGACAGAAGATACACCTAAACTTGTATCCTCTGACGCACTGCCGTACTAGTTATTATCAGGTTACCCTAGCCTCTCACGAGGGGCTAGGGTTTTTTTGCTCTTATGATTCCAATCGCAGATTTAGCTTTCCGTTTCAACGACTTGTTCGTATGTAACCCAGAAGTGCATGGTCAAACCGCACTGACTGGCAAAACCCGTGACCGTGACGGCAAGGCAGACTCTAAGTCGTTCCTTGTCAAAGCTCCGCTCACTACAGACATATGGGAACAACACCTTAAAGGTGATAAGATTATCGGATGCACCCCGCTTGTCAACGAAGACCGTGTTCGTTGGGGCGTACTTGACGTAGACGTATATCAAGAATCAAACACAATTGAAGATATACTTAAGAGCGTTAAAGAACACAACCTACCATTTGTTGTCTGTCGATCAAAGTCGGGCGGTGCTCATGTGTACTTGTTCTTCTCAGAGGAAGTATCTGCAGCAAACGTAATCGACAAACTAAAATCATTCTCAGCTTTCTTTGGTCAGGGTGCTTGTGAAATATACCCAAAGCAACCAAAGATCAGCAGTCGCAAAGACGACAGTAAGTACGGTAACTGGATCAACATGCCGTACTCGGGCAACCCCACATTACAATACGCCTTTGACATAGAAGGCAAAGCACTCAACCCAGAAGAGTTTCTAACTTACGCACAATCTAAAACCTTATCTGTAGATGAGTTTAAAGACCTAGTAGTCCCCACGTTAGACGTTGAAGAGCTACCTGAGGGACCACCCTGCCTTAACTACATTTTTCAGAATAGAACGCAACACAGTGAGTCACGTAACATCACACTATCCAACGTTGCTGTATACCTAAAGAAAGCCCAACCAACAGATTGGAAACAGCTACTGCCCAAGTTTAACCGCAAGTTCTCTGAGCCTTTAGAAGACAGAGAGGTTGAAGCTATTATCAGTTCCTACAGTAAAAAAGATTACAAGTACCAATGCTCCAACCAACCACTCTGTAAATACTGTGACGCTAGCCTATGTGGGCAACGCAAGTTTGGTATTGGTGGTGAAGAGTTCCTGCCAAACAACCGTTCGCTTATGCAACTCAAAAGCGACCCACCGCTGTGGTTTCTAACACTAGACGACTCTGAGATACAACTTACTACTGAGCAGTTTGACAGCTTCAACCAGTTCAACCAAAAAGTCATGGAGAAGTTGCTGTTTAAGTA